TTACTTCTTCGCCTCTGCAACCACTTTACTACCCACGCCGCGGTTATTGTATTCCCACATGCGGTTGTAGTTAGTGTCATTCAGATTGCGCTGTATTTCGTCGTTATCATCTACGCTGCCGGTATTACCCGCAAACGGACGATTAGAGATCACCGCATCGGCCCACGGTTTAGCCGTGTTAAAACCTTCGTTGATGGCGCTATCACGGATCACCACCTGACCGTTGGTATTGGCATCAACATCCAGCGAGCGGCCCAGTTGCGCCACACCATCACCGAAAGCATTGAAACGGCTGTTTACGGCGAGGAAACCGTAGTAAATGTTGGACAGCGTAGCCGGTGCAAACACATACGCTTCTTGCTGAGTACGTGAGTTCACCACGCGGAATTCGGTGTTATCGAACACCACTGCGCCGCGACCAGAAACGATATCCACATCCCCTTCAATGTAGCTGTTGCTCACCAGCGTACGCGGCTGACGATTCGTTTCCAGACGGTTCTGCACACCGCTGTTGGTGACAAAGAAGGTGTTCTGACGACCGAGAATGTTAACGTTGTTAATCTGTACCTGGTCACCATCAGTACGCAGTGCCACCGCCGGATGGTTACCTGCATCTACGCTATCGCCCAGCGTGTTTTCGATGGTCAGATTTTGCAGTTGCAGGCCATTGTTTTGTGACCAGAAGACCGCAGAGCAGAGAACACCGATACTGTCGCTGCGTTTGCTCTGGCAGCTATCGTACATATACCACGCTGGTTTACCTGGCATATATTTGCCGCGCGGGTTGACGTCGTGACGCCAGTCGGCAGGGCTCATGCCACCATCAAGGGAAAGCCCAATCTTCACATCAATCGGTTTTTCACCTGTACCGTACAGAGTAATTCCACCCGGAGCGGCAGGGACATATACCGTTCCCTGATACTCACCAGGCATCACGGCAATATACTGGCGCTTGTTGGTACGCTTGATAATTGCCGCATCTACCGCCGCCTGAATCGTGGTATGCGTTACACCTTGAGTGCCCGCCGGGCCGACAACAAAGTCAGGTTGCGCAGGCAGGGTAATCGGGGAAGGATTCCACGCTGCTGCACCTGGTGTCAGGGATGCAAAATAGTGTTGAGCATCGAAATTCTGCGCTTCTTTTGCCGACAGAATCGGGCGAGAAGAGGTACCAGGCGCGGTTTGATCAGAAGGACGTTGATCGGGCGGGGTTGAGCTACAGGCGGTCAGCGTCACGCCAAAAGCCAATGCCAGCGCCAGACGGGAAACTGAAAATGTGTTCACAGGTTGCTCCGGGCTATGAAATAGAAAAATGAATCCGTTGAAGCCTGCTTTTTTATACTAAGTTGGCATTATAAAAAAGCATTGCTTATCAATTTGTTGCAACGAACAGGTCACTATCAGTCAAAATAAAATCATTATTTGATTTCAATTTTGTCCCACTCCCTGCCTCTGTCATCACGATACTGTGATGCCATGGTGTCCGACTTATGCCCGAGAAGATGTTGAGCAAACTTATCGCTTATCTGCTTCTCATAGAGTCTTGCAGACAAACTGCGCAACTCGTGAAAGGTCGGCGGATCCCCTTCGAAGGAAAGACCTGATGCTTTTCGTGCGCGCATAAAATACCTTGATACTGTGCCGGATGAAAGCGGTTCACGATGAGTAGATGCAATTATGGTTTCTCCGCCAAGAATCTCTTTGCATTTATCAAGTGTTTCCTTCATTGATATCCCGAGAGCATCAACATGCAATGTTGTAGGGATGGCAATTTTTACGCCTGTTTTGCTTTGCTCGACATAAAGATATCCATCTACGATATCAGACCACTTCATTTCGCATAAATCACCAACTCGCTGCCCGGTAACAACAGCCAGCTCCATTGCAAGTCTTAGCCAACATGGTGATGATTCTGCTGCTTGATAAATTTTCAGGTATTCGTCAGCCGTAAGTCTTGATCTCCTTACCTCTGATTTTGCTGCGCGAGTGGCAGCGACCGGGTTTGTTGTTATATGGCCTTCAGCTATTGCCTCTCGGAATGCATCGCTCAGTGTTGATCTGATTAACTTGGCTGACGCCGCCTTGCCCTCGTCTATGTATCCACTGAGCATTGCCGCAATTTCTTTTGTGGTGATGTCTTCAAGTGGAGCATCAGGCAGCCCCCTCCTTATTGCTTTAATTTTGCTCATGTAATTTATGAGAGTCTTCTGCTTGATTCCTCTGCTGGCGAGGATTTTTTCGTAGCGATCAAGCCATGAATGTAACGTAACAGAATTATCACTGTTGATTCTCGCTGTCAGAGGCTTGTGTTTGTGTCCTGAAAATAACTCAATGTTGGCCTGTATTGCTTCAGTGATTGCTATCCTCCTGTCTCGGCCTAATCCAAACTCTTTACCCGTCCTTGGGTCCCTGTAGCAGTAATATCCATTGTTTCTTATATAAAGATTAGGGGGTAAATCCCGGCGCTCATGACTTCGCCTCGTCCAGCACCACATCCAGTTACCCTGCTCATTGTTGCCCCCACAAACAGACTTCACGCTCAATCTCGCGGCGAGTCATCAGCCCTTTCCATTGCTTACCGCCAGCGTATGTCCAGCGCCGTAGCTGATCACATGCGCCTTTGATATCGCCCTGGTTTATTTTGCGAAGAAGCGTCGATGTTCTGAAATTGCCAGCGCCCACGTTGTAAACGAACGAGTAAAGAGCGCCGCGCGTTGTTTCCGGTATATCGACGTTGATGTACGGGTTAATTTGTCTGGCGACCGTGGCAAGGTCTTTATTCAGGAGGGCTTTGCATTCTGCTTCGGTATACGTTTTACCGGGCATGATGTCTTTTCCGGTGTGTCCGTGACATACAGTCCATACGCCAACGATATCTTTGTATGGTATGTAGCTGACACCTTCCAGACCATCGTTACCACCTGGACCAGTGATGAGCACAGACGCTATGGCAACAGCCCCACCACCAATAGCAGCTGCAACAGCCTTGCGTAATGACGGCGACATTATTCACCTTTCGCAGCCTTACGCTTATCTTCTTTAATCTTGAAATAAAGATTTGTCAGATACGTCAGCAGGCCAAACAGCAGACTTCCCAGCACACCTATTGCCACCCACTGGGACGGAGAGACTTTGTCCAGCAGCTGCAGTAACCAGTATCCCGTCCCCACCGCTGACGTGGTGTATGACACACCTGTTGTGATTTTTTCCATCTGATGTATGTCTCCGTCACCGCCGACAGAAAATGAAAGTAAAGAAAAACAAAAAAGCCGCCAGTGTCACCCACTGACGGCCAACGCCGGGAGCCGTGATTATGGCATTCAGGCTCTGCTAAAAATGCCAGATAACATTCCGGCCTCCCCTGATTCAGGTTATAAATGACACAATATCTTGACAACATCCGTCACTGTCTGTCAGAAAATGTACTGCCATATAGAAGCAACATGTGAAGTACATCTATCCTTTTGAGCCAGCACCTCTCCACCGAAAGTCAGTGCTGGCTGTTTTTTCCTTAATAAGGCATCTGTAACTGAAACAATCCGCATATTGATAATATATTGACAGGCATCATTGCTGTCTGTGAAAAATAAGTCTCTACAAACATATAAGGCCTTTTAGCCAGCGTCTTCTTTTTCAGGTCAGTCGCTGGCTTTTTTTATTATGCTGCCGGTGCATTTATCTCCAGCATCAGACTTTCTATCTCAACGCCATACGCTGCATTTTTTGTAACATCCGTCAGCGTCAGCGCATTCAGTCCCAGTGTCAGACTGTCTTTTATAACCTGGAATGCCGGGCCAGCCACTCCATTCAGTTTCGGAGTAACCGTGGCACTGCCGGCGGTGAACACCAGCTCCAGCGTCTGCCAGTCGTTACCGTAATCGCCGAACTCCCCCAGCTTCGTGTTTCCGGCTTTCCTGTGATGCATCAGATTCACTCTGCCGTCAGTGGTCTGAGTGAAGTACGACATCAGGAACGGATTACCGGTACCCGTCATCGCCACACCATCAGGAACGGGAGCATCCGTATACAGATAAATCCCCAGCCCGAACTGATTGTTGGTCAGTGCGCCTGACAGGCGGAACTTACAGGTCTGTCTGCCGCCCTGTGTCAGCAGGGTAATTGCGTCATCCACCGGATGCGTCAGGGACCAGGTTTTATTGCTCTGCTTGGTGATCTTAAATACACCATCTGACAACTGAATTCCGCCATCCTTAATGCTCCAGCCCTGCGCAGCAGCCTCTCCGGCTGCCGGCAGCAGGGAGATTGTGCGAACGGACGTATCTGCAGACGGACCCGATGGCGTGTTGCCGCCGGGCGAGGGTTTGATTTCCGGTGCCTTACCACTGATGAAGGCTGAGGTGCGCCCGGCTGCGTTCAGAATAGCGGTTGCCAGACGATCCGGAATAATGCTCCTGCGCGCCCATGAACTGAAATGTGTCGGGCGGTTTGATGATACCTGGTTTCCATTCGTTCTCGATGCCGCACCGTAATATCCTGATGCCGGAATATCCGGATCTTCTGCCGGCGCGTTAGTGGCGGTATTGACGCCGTTACCGTCTGTCATGAAGGGCACAAAATAAACGCCCTCACTCTCCCTGTTTTTATACCCGCCGTACACGGTGTCGTACTGGGTAGCGTATGTATTTTTCCAGTAATACGTCGTGTCACCACAAACCCACGGCACATCTGCAGCACTGCCACCATGGCACTGCGCGTTAAACACGGAGAGGTCAGCACGAAACTGTGTCAGCATGGCTGTAAACAGCGCAGGTTGCTGTACGTGGGTGGCGGCGCTCATGTCAAACTCACCCTGCATCCAGCAGACGGCCAGCAGAACGTTTTTGGGATTTTTCTGCAATGCCGCTTTTGTGCGGGAAATCAGATCCTGATATAACGGCTTGCCCACCCCCCAGCGTGCCGAATCCTGACTGGCCCCCGTGGACTCGCTGAATGTCCCCTCCGCGCCCTGGGTAAATGCCGAACCACCACGACAGCATGGTACCAGCAGGATCCCCGCGTTATTCGGGATATACGGGAGCAGTTTTTTGGCAATATGTAAACCCTGGCCGACACAGCCGTACTGCCCTTTGCTCAGGTCAGCCCTCGGATGATTCAGCGTACTCATATCCTGCACATCATGCAGACAGTGGTCAGCCGGAATAATATCGTTATATCTGCAGGCAGCCCCGCCCGGCGTCACTGTACTGCGGCGCGCCAGCTGTTTAATGCGCGGATCCGGAGCATCGTATGAATCCGGCAGCGGAAGCCCTTCACCGTAAGCCATGGCATTGGATTGCCCGGCCAGTACGATGACGTAGTACCAATCCGGCTCAGATGAAGGGCCGACCTGTGGCTCTCCTTCAATAGCCACCGCCTGCATCAGTGTGTACGGCGTAATGGCAACCGGTCCGCCGTATGGCTGCCAGCCCTCTTTCAGTTTGTGTGTCAGCTTTTCCGCAAGGTCTGACGGCGACGCCGCCCTGACAACATCGTAATGTTTAATCGACATCGAATTTCTCCCGTGTAGAGGAACAGAGTTAAAAAGCCGGAAGCGGAATCAAATCACAGGATGACCATCTGCCAGTGGCAGGTCATAAAAAAAGGCTGCGCAATGCGCAGCCAGAACTCACAAGGAAAATGATAAAAGGAATAACACTAGTGATGTACGCATGGCGCCTCCCGCTAAGTTCTGCAATGATCAAACAGAACTCGCTACGTGCCCTTAAAACTCGATCATTTAGCCCCTCCAAGGAGGATTCACCATGCGGTTGATTTTTTAATAAACAGTAAACAAAAAAGTCAAGAATTATTCATTCTGTTCTTTCATCATCGGCCACAGCAATACCACAATGCCGCAGACCAGAGCGCCATCAGTCAGTACCAACATTATCCTGCTGGTGAAATCCATCATCACCATCACTAAAAGCAGGATCACAACAGCAAGCAGACACAGTTTATAAAACAATGTTCAGAAAACGCATTCAGCATGCCTAAGGTTCTATTCCTACGAATAGCCAACTTGCAACTTAAAATATTATTTATGCAGCCAATTAAATTCTGGTCCTTACAATATCAACCTGAAGATTCTTATCTTGTGCTGATTGATAAATGACAAACCTTTTACTACCTGCATTGAAAGAAGTAGACAAAACCAGACAATTATCATAACGAGCAAGAACATAATACCAACCATCATTATAATTAATCATTTCATATTCTTTCTTAAACTGTGGTTTGTAATATCCTGTCAAAAATGAAAAAAGCCAAAAATATGCTACAAAAGCAATCATCACAATCTCAAAAAAATGTTTTTTTATAAATGGCTTATCATAGAAGCATGATACCGATAAAAATCGCCCATAAGATCTTATCGAAATTGTAACCGCCAGCGCAATCGCTGCTGACAGTAGCAAAAGAGGTACCTGAATCTTCTGTCTCAATATAGAAAACTCAATAATTGCCGGCACAAACAATAATTCCACAGCAAAATAAAGGCGAAATACATTTAGCTCTTGCATAGAATGTTTTCTTTTCACTGCGAAAAAGAATACAACACCAATACCCCAACCGATAAGAAATATAGCAATGACGATAACTGCAAAAAATAAACTTCTGGCAACATCATCAACACCTGCACCTACAATCCACCATGGGAAGCCGTAGTAAAAAGAAGTACCCCATCCATAGAAATAAGCACTCCCCCATCCAAGGCATCCCATGTAGGCAATAAAAAGTGAAGAACTCCTGAGCAGCGCACCATCCTTCATAACCACCCCAATACAAGATGATAACATTGGCTTACAACTCATAACAAAAGCAATTCAATGCCGTCAAGAGGTTACAGGCTAAAAAAACTCTATTACATAGCAGCCAGCATGTTTACCGTACAAGTACAACTCAGGGCATAAAAAAACCCACTCGGCAGCGGGTTTATACATTTTTTACAACATACCAAATTTGCATGAAGTATATGGCTTTTAATCCAGTTTTGCAATATTTTGCTGTAAAAATGCTGCCTTTTGTTTTGAACGTGTTCTCGTCACAAGCAATAAAGCATCACTATCAAGCTGTAGAAAAATGTGCTTCATTGCAACCCAGCGTTCAGTAAATGTCTCGGACCAGTTTTTTGTTGTCACTCCCACCAATGATGCCAGTGTCTGGTATTCATAGGCCTCACGCCCTGCAAGTTCGCTCTTCACATCCTGTGCAGCCAGCCAGATTAACGTCTTCAGGCGATCCAGTGTCTTACCTGCAATTTTTCTGTTACTTAACAAATCTTTAAACTCGCTCCATGCCCATTGCGTTATGGTGACCTGATGCCCCCATCGAACGCTTTCGCTGTAACACCAAAGCAACCATGCTTTCTGATGTTCATCGAGAGACAAAACCGCGCGGCGCCATGAAGAGGTTGAGAATTCAACCGGGCTGACCAAAGCAATGGATGAACCTTTTGCGTACGACTGCTTACCGGAAGTCGGCGTATTATCCAGCGTAATCATCTTGCCAGTTACCACATCCAGAATGCGCGGCTTCTTTCGTTTGTATGTACCAGTATCAAATTGTGCATGCTCCTGCCAGGCTTCGAGCTGGCCTTTCGTTGCTCCGTTCAAGTCAGCAGTAGCTGCCATAAGTTGCTCACGAACATACTGTAAATATTGGGTATTCATGCAGTAAATCCTTTCTATATTTTGGCATAATTCTTCAACATTCGGTAATCGTTCAAAACCGAATCGGGGAAACGACATAAGCACACGAGCCCCCAGCGACAGCGAAGGAGTTCTGATATATAAGACTCAGACATCATTCATTCCCCGGTTCTCCAATATCTGTTTCACTCATCATCCATAACTACCTGTAATTGCCCCCCCCTTTTTTTGTAACAGTTCTTATATTGCTATATAGAATAGCCATTACTAATGCTTTTAAATTTAATAAAATAAAAATTATAAAAAACATAAAACACCACGCAAACACACTTAATAAAAACACCGTTACATTAAAAGATAATAAAAACCGCAATAAAAAACGAATAAATCAATTGTCTCACGCAATTATAAAACATCATATTGATTACGCACCTTGTATTACAAACTCATGTATGTAAAATACGCGCACCATTCAAAAAAAAGGAAGACAATAACATATGAAAAAAAGTGTCATCGCTGGCGTCTTTATTGCTCTGTCATTTACCACGTGTTCAGCTATCGCGAACAGCCTTGCATTATCATTAGCAAATGATGATGCAGGGAAGTTTCAACCAATACTTAATGATATTTATGGCAATAAACATGAAAACAGAGATGATTACTCACAAGGCTTATTTCTGGGATATAGCCACGATATCTCAGACTCGAGCCAATTATCTCTCCATATTGCGCAAGATATTTACTCTCCATCAGGCAGTAATAAAAGACACAACACAGCTGTAACTGGAGACAGAGCTTTTAGTGCATACACTCACACTGGTATTGAATGGAACTCCCTTGCGAATGACTGGATTCGCTATCGATTAGGTACTGACATAGGTGTTGTTGGCCCCGACGCAGGCGGTCAGAAAGTACAAAATAAAGCTCATGAGATTATTGGGGCAGAAAAATATCATGCATGGGATGATCAAATAGAGAATCGCTACGGTTATACTGTAAAAGGGATGCTATCCATGACACCAAGTATGGATATTTTAGGTGCTAATGTTGGATTATACCCTGAAGTTTCTGCTGTTACTGGAAACTTATTTCAATATGTAGCATATGGCGCAACCATTGCCATTGGTAATGATAAAACCTTCAATTCGGATAATGGCTTTGGTCTGCTGGCTCCCCGTGGTTTAATGCATATGTCCGATACAAGCGGATTCAAATACAAGATTTTTGCAGGTATGGAAAGACGAGATGTCAATCGCAACTATACTCTCGAAGGAAAAACAATACAGACGAAACAAACAACAGTATCGCTAAACAAAACTGTTGATGAATATCAAGTTGGCGCAACAATTGGGTATGCACCTGTAGCCTTCACACTAGCATTTAATAAAGTAACATCAGAATTCAAGACAGGGGATGACTATTCATTTATAAATGGAGCAATCACCTTCTTTTTTTAACTGAATTGAATTCAATCAAAATAACATAAGTCCAACAAAAACATAAAGTGCGAAATGAATGCCAGCTCCATTTATTTCGCACTATAAAAGATTAAAAGTTGCAATAAAATAATAAAATGACTCAGTTACGAAAACCAATAAACTGTGGCCAGTAGTGAGTCGCTCATCATCGGGCTTTTTGGCGAATGAAATTTAGCTACGCTTTCGAGTCTCATCGTCTTCCCCTCTTGCCCTGTTTGACCATCAGGACGCCGTTAACTATTACATGACGCTCGCCTTTGCTGTCTCGGTTGTACTTGAGCACTGTTCCTCTTGCGCAGGAAAGCATCCTCGCCACTTCGGTCTGATTGCCTCGTGTCTGGATAAGAAGCTCTGGTATCGTTTGAATTGTGGCGTTCATGCGTTCTCCAGTTCGGTGATTTTTATTCCAAGCCGTCCGCCTGGTACTTTCACACCACGAATTATGCGAATGTCATCGAATTGCTCGTCGTCTTCCGCAAATCCGGCATGGATAAGGGAGTCGAGTAAACCCTTCAGGATGTTATCTAGGTCGCGGCGGCGGGAGTCTGGAACGTCTGCGATTACTTTGATGCGGAGTCGTGATTTGGTGAAAATATCTAACTTGAGTTGGTGGATGATTTGCTGAACGTCTTTTCGGTATTTCTGGCCTTTATCGCTGATGTAGTATTGGCTTCCCCGTCTTCGCCAGTAGGTATTCACCGACGGCGGGTATGGAAGCACAAACTGATATTCGTTCATGACTTAATCTTCCCCTCCTTCAGCAGTATCGCCTGCGTCCTGATCACGCCTTCGAGGTGGTAAAGTCTGGCGTCTTTGTTGTCGAGAATCCTTGTGCGTCGGTCGATCTCCGCGTGGCAGTCACTACAAGCCCATGCGCCGATCAGGTCGTCAGGCTTCATCCCCGTTCCACAAATTCCAGCCATCCGGTAATGTGCCAGAACTGTAGTTTCAGGATTGCCATTGCATACGCCGTAAATACGTACCTGGCATTCTCTGCCGCGCGCTTCTTTGCGTAGGTTAGCCATTTACCTTCCCTCGCAATTGAAGAATTGACTGAAGGTCTTTTTTAATAAATATGCGAGTGCGAATTGAGCAGTAGTTTTCCTTCATTCTGGCGTAGTAATAGTCCTTTCTTTGCTTAAGTTTGTTGGCATCCGCTGTCATCCAGTCTTTTACAGCAAACTTAATTAGCCAGCGGTGGCAGAGATACCATTTCAGGTAATCACTCATCGTCTTCTTCCTCGTACATTGAGCTATTCGGATCGCTCATCAGTTCTGCACAGCAGTGCTCACACACGTGAACTTCCAGCACATGCAGCTTCTGACCGCAGTTAGCGCACGTTAAAGCTCGCTCGACGCTTTCTTTCTGGTATTGAAGGGATTGGGATGGGCTAAGCATTATTGGATTCTCTGCATCATGAGAAAGACAATCATGGCGGCGCGAAGGGGATTTTCATGTATAGCTCGCTTAGATTTACAGTAGGCCACACCGCGTGCACCCCACTCGTCTTCATCGAGATTGATAATGCTAATCCTGTATTTTTCAATAATCGGCCATGAGTCTGCTGGGTTTGCGCATGGGTTAAAGGATCCGCGCTCAACTTCTACTTCAACTGCGTCTCCGTTTACAATGTCTCCCTCAAATGAGACAAACACCATATCGCCATTCTCACCTTCTTTGTAATCCGGCGATCCGTTATGAATGGCTTCGAATACCGCCACGTTAATTTCAAAATCACTTAACTGTGAATAATCCATTGTCATTTCCTCGCACGATGTCTTAGCCACCGGATATCCCACAGGTGAGCCGTGTAGTTGAAGGTTTTTACGTCAGATTCTTTTGGGATTGGCTTGCGTTTATTTCTGGAGCGTTTCGTTGGAAGGTATTTGCAGTTTTCGCAGATGATGTCGGTGATACTTCGTCGCTGTCGTCTCATTCGTACCTCCTGTCGGTAAATCTGACACCATGACCAATAGCCCAGGCTGTTGTGTACTCGATAAGACTTGCCATACGCTTCACACTCATCTGCGCGCTGCTTTCGCGAATGTTGACGTATTCGCCTTCAAGCCCGGGAAAAACATCAGCTTCCTGTTTTGTTGCCACTGCATGACCGCTGATCAACAAAACCTTCCATTGTTCTGGTTTTAACCATTTGCCGCACCATTGAACCTGACGAGCGATATCCGCCAGCATCGCGTGAAATTTTGCGTTCTGGTCAAGGTTGCGCTTGTAGTCAGTAATGCGGATGGTGACTGGCTTGTCTTTATCGAGTGGTGTTGCGAGGATGGCATTTATTGCAGCTTGCTGTTGTTGCTTAGTTCGGAGGAAGATTGTTTGCTTCATCGAAATTCTTCTCTTTAATTCCAGCGGCTCTGATAGCTTTCATTACTGCAATTACCGTTTTGTCTCTCCCATCCTCATAACCCATCGCATAAGCACCTTCTTCACCATCTTTCCAAAAGTCGTCATTCGATTCGGGCCAGTCAATATCCAGTTCAATAGCTGCTCGCGATGCCTGCCACGTTTGCCAGTGGCCTTGAACATCGTCCATCACGTATTGACCACCAATATCACCACTGCCAATTTCATGGTGATTTTCAGGGTAACGGATAAGGTCTGAGGATTCGCCTCCACGTCGCAACCAACTTTCTTCAAACTGCTTTCTTGATTCGTCCATCGATACTTACCCTCAGTTCAACTCACAAAACTCCACGCCATTTTTGCTACAGCGACAGGCATAACACCGATAATCACCCACAGGAAAATGCTACCGAAAAGCACACCCACCAGGTCTTTACCTTCGCCTACCAACCGGACAAAACTGCTGGCAACAACAATGAACGTCGCCACCATCCACATAGCACCGAGAATCCTCAATGCAGAGAAAATTAACTCAGCCACGATTTACCCTCCCCCAAATAAAAAGGCCTGCGATTACCAGCAGGCCTGTTATTAGCTCAGTGATGTAGATGGTCATTGCCTTACCTCCATAAGCGCCCTATTAATAAACGCCGTCATTGGATTTGCACATCCCCACCCCGTACCATCTGGATTTCTTTTAATTGGCTCCTTCTTCACTTTGCGTTTTGCATAAATAACCGTCTTCCACTTACGCTCAACAACACTCAAATGTCCTTGTTTCACCATATGCCTTGCTGCTTGAGCGATTCTGTTATTTGGTATTCCGGTGATCAGTGCTAATTCATGTGGGGAGAATTGTTCATGAGTTTTCAGATATTCCAGGATGATTTCTTTTCCAGTCACGATCTGCTCCTGTAACTATCCCATGTAAACGCAAGTGAACCGCCCCGGAAATCCTGGAGACTAAACTCCCTGAGAAAGAGGTAAACAGGATGACTAAAAATACTCGTTTTTCCCCCGAAGTCCGTCAACGGGCGATTCATATGGTTCTGGAAAGTCAGGGCGAATATGACTCACAATGGGCGGCAATTTGTTCCATTGCCCAAAGATTGGCTGTACACCGGAGACTCTGCGTGTCTGGGGACGCCTGCATGAGAGGGATACCGGGAGCGGTGATGGTGGGCTCACCAGCGCTGAACGTCAGCGTCTGAAAGAGCTGGAACGTGAAAACCGTGAACTGCGCCGCAGTAACGATATCCTTCGCCAGGCTTCCGCTTATTTTGCGAAGGCGGAGTTCGACCGCCTCTGGAAAAAATGATGCCACTGCTGGATAAGCTGCGTGAGCAGTACGGGGTCGGACCGGTATGCAGCGAACTGCATATTGCCCCGTCAACGTATTACCATTGTCAGCAACAGCGACATCATCCGGATAAACGCAGTGCCCGTGCGCAGCACGACGACTGGCTGAAGAGAGAGATACAGCGCGTATACGATGAAAATCATCAGGTGTACGGTGTGCGTAAAGTCTGGCGTCAGTTGTTACGGGAAGGAATCAGGGTGGCCAGATGTACAGTGGCACGTCTCATGGCGGTTATGGGACTTGCCGGTGTTCTCCGGGGTAAAAAGGTCCGTACGACCATCAGCCGGAAAGCCGTTGCCGCAGGCGACCGCGTAAACCGTCAGTTCGTGGCAGAACGACCTGACCAGCTGTGGGTGGCTGATTTTACTTACGTCAGCACATGGCAGGGCTTCGTCTATGTGGCGTTTATCATTGATGTGTTTGCCGGATACATCGTGGGGTGGCGGGTCTCATCGTCTATGGAAACGACATTCGTGCTGGATGCGCTGGAGCAGGCGTTGTGGGCCCGTCGTCCGTCTGGCACCATCCATCACAGCGATAAAGGCTCTCAGTATGTGTCACTGGCCTATACGGAGCGACTAAAAGAAGCCGGATTACTGGCATCAACAGGGAGTACAGGCGACTCGTATGACAACGCGATGGCTGAGAGCATCAATGGTCTTTACAAAGCGGAGGTAATACACCGTAAGAGCTGGAAAAACCGTGCAGAAGTGGAACTGGCCACACTAACGTGGGTGGACTGGTATAACAATCGACGATTGCTGGGAAGGCTGGGCCATACTCCTCCGGCAGAAGCAGAAAAAGCTTATTATGCTTCCATCGGAAACGATGATCTGGCAGCCTGA